TGATGGGATATATGCTGGCTCTTGAGGGAAAGCCGATTGATTTGAAGTATGTTGAAGAGGTCGAAGCGCAATATGGCCCATCGACTGCGCGCACACTTCGGATTCATGCGGAAGAAGATCCTCGCCATTTCGAGGAACTGAAAGCGGTTTACGTTCCTGACGAATGGAAACCTCTGGTCGAAAATACGCGCATTCAGACAATCAAATTACTGGAGTCAATCCAATGGACGTAGGCTTCTATCAACCCCCCACTCCTGACGCCAGCGGCGGGAATGATGCATACGCGCGTCAATTGGCCCAGATGATGATGAGAGGCCAGCCAGGGCAAATGCAGAACGGCGTGTATCAGGCACCCGGAGCAGGCTCCTACATCGCCCAGTTGGCTGGCGGTGCTTTGCAAGGCGGATTGCGCAATCGACAACTCGATGCAAACAAGGCTGCGACAGCTCTGAATGGCGGCGTTCCAACGGTCGGGCAAACCCCCGACATCGGTTCTCGCCTCGGGTCGTGGCTGGGTGGGCTTTTTGGTGGAGGGGGCGCATAAATGGCAACGTCGCCAGCATTCAACTTCTTTCAGCCTGCGTCGCAGGATGCGCTGGATTACAACCAGATCCAGCGTCAACGCGATCTTGCACGGCTGATGACGCAGCAGGGCCTGACGCCCCAGCAAGGGCAGATGGTTGGAAACCACTACGTCGCTCCAGGCGCTGCCTCCTACATCGCTCAGATTGCGAACGCATTGCTAGGCCATATGGGCGAGCAAAGGGCGAATGAGCAGGAACTTGCTCTAGGTCAGCGGGTTGCGGCTCAACGCACTCAAGAGTCCCAAGACTTCATGAGGGCGCTCAATGGCACGCCCGCGACTACTACTGAAGTTGCCGGACCTCCGGTTGAAGGCGGCTCTGCTCCGACACAAACGACTCCGGCTGTGCCGGGCGATGTCAACCGGGCGATGGCTCTAGCAATGTCCAGCCAGAATCCGATGATTTCCGGCATGGCTCCTGAACTGATGAAGCGGCAGATGGACGCTGCCGACCTACAGAATGCGCTGAACCTTGCCGGAATTGGCGGTGGTGGTGCGCAGCCCAGTGCGGGTGGTGCGATGGCGACGGGCGGTGCGTCCAATCCCGCTGGTGCGACCGGCATTGCTGGCACACCGCAGAATGTCGTGGGATCCCCATCTGGCGCAACTGGCCTTCCGCGAGGTGTCAGTCCGCAAGCATTCGCCTTGTCCATGTCGCGCAATCCGCAGGCTCAGAATCTCGGCAAGATGGTTCAGGAAGCCAGTAAGCCGCTCAATGTTACCGAGGGCGGTACTGTTTGGGACCCAATCACAGGTCAACCATTGTTCACGGCGCCAAAGACTGAAGCCGGGATTGGCGTTTCTGGTGGCGTTGCCGCCCCGATCCCCAACTTCGCAGAATCTCAGGCGCGTAGAGCTGGGCTTATTGCTGGTGCCGAAGCTGCGGCGCGTGATCCGTATGCTGCCTTGGTCCGCGTGGACACGCCTGCCGGCCCGCGCATGATGACGCCTGCCCAATCTCGGGCTGCTGCGCAGGGAACGCTGCCGGTTGCCGGGAATGGCGGAGGTCCAGTCAACGGTCAGCCAATTCCGAACCCCATGGCGCCACGTCCGGAAGATACTGACCGTGGGCTTATCTACAAACAGGAACTGGACAACGCTGCCGCTCGCATGGATCAGGCGAAGAAATCGGGCGATCAAGCGGCCTTCGTTCGTGCTCAACAGGACATTGCCGGAATTCTCAAGGAAGTACAGTCGAACAAGATCCAGATGCCGCAAGGTACTGCGGCTCCAGTCGCTGCGCCGGTCGCTGCGCCCTCAACTCCAGTCGTTGGTGGTGGTCGTGGCGTCCAAGGTGGTCCAGGCATTCCGCTCCAGACGGAGGAAAGCCAAGCCTATGCAACGTCTCGGGCAAAGAGCTATGCCGAACAAGCTCCAAAACTCCAGCAAGCCGGACAGGATGCGGCATCGACTCTGCGCAATCTCGATACCTTGGAAACCCTCTACAAGGACCCGAACGTTGCCAAGGGGGCTCTCGCCGAGAACATCTCTGGCCTGAAGAACATCGGCGCATCCTTCGGCATCGAAATGAAAGGTCTTTCAAGCGAACAGGCTGCAGAAGCTATCACCAACAAGATGGCGCTCGCCTCCCGGTCGACCGCCGAAGGTGGCGGCATGCCCGGATCTATGTCCGATGCCGACCGAAAGTTCCTTGCGAACATGCAGCCGGGTCTCACAAAGACGCCGGAGGGTCGGGCGCAGATCATCGATGCCGCTCGAAAGGTCGCACAACGCCAGATCGATGTCGCCAATCTTGCTCGGAACTACGAACAGCAGAACGGTCAACTCGATCTCGGTTTTGATCAAGCTTTGGCCGATTACGCAGCCAAGAACCAGATGTTCACGAAGGCCACGCCTGGTGGTGGATTCAAGATTCTGGGGGTGAAGTAATGCCGGTTTATTCAGTTCAAGGCCCGGACGGAAGGACCTATTCAATTGAGGGTCCGGAGGGTGCAACTGCCGATCAACTCGGCCAGTTCATCATGCAGGACAAGCAGGCGCGTCTTGCTGCCCAACAGGAAGCTGATCGCAAACTCTACGCACCGACCGGCAGCGCCTATGAGAACTTCATGGCCGGTGCTGGGAAAGCCGTCGCTGATACGGGCCTGGGACTTCAACAGCTTGTCGCCCCGGTGCAGGACTATCTTAGCCCGCGCAAGGGTCAACCTAGCAGGTCTGAACAGTTGGCAGCGGAGTATTCCCAACGCAAGCAGTTAGATGCTCCGTTGATGGACACGACCGCAGGAACGCTCGGGAACGTCAGCGGAAACCTGGCGACGACCCTGCTTCCGGGTGGTGCTGGACTGGCAGCGGGGAAAGTCCTGTCCAAGGTTCCCAATGCTGTGCGGATGGCCGAAGCCCTCCAGACCGGTGGAAAAGCATTGATGGCCCCGACCAATATCCCAACGGCTCTCACAGTGGGTGCGGCTCAGGGAGCGGTGCAGCCTGCCGAAACCGGTAGCGAACGCCTCGCAAACATGGGAATCGGCTCTGTCGCATCTGCGGCGGTGCCTGCTGCGATCCGCACTGGTCAAACGGTCAAGGCTCTTGTCGATCCTTTCACAGAAGCCGGACAGCGACAAATCGTAGGAAGGGCGCTCAATCAAGCCGCAGGCTCACCAGAAAGCGCTGCATTGATGCGCAGCAACATTCAGGCAGCGACTGCTCCATTCGTCGGGCCCGTCCCGGAAGGTGAGCTCGCACGGACAATGATGGGGGAAATCGTTCCAGGCTCAATCCCGACGACGGCACAGGTTGCAGGCGTTCCGAGCATCGCGGCGCTATCCCGTGCTACTGGCACTATGGACTCTCAAGGAATCAATGCGCTGTCGGATCGAATGGCTGCGCAGAACGCTGCGCGCTATCGTCAGGTCGAGAATATCGCCGGATCGACCGGGGGCAGGGATTTCGCCGCAGCGAATCGCTCCGTGGTCGGAAATGACCTCTATGGACAAGCTCGCTTGCAAGGCATTGATCCAGCCGCTCTGACGCCAGAGGCTCAAGCCAATATCGCAGCATTCCAATCGCGGGTTCCGGACGAGATCATGAATCGCGCCCGAGAATTGGCGAAGATCAACGGCGTGAACATGGATAACGAATCCAGCGTTCAGGGACTGCATTGGATCAAAACGGCCATTGACGACAAGATTGCCAATGCAGCGAGGCAAGGTGATACGCAACTGAAGAACGCCTATCAAGGGTTGCAAAGCAACTTATTGAGCGGGATGGATGAGCTTTCCCCGGCTTATGGCGAAGCTCGTCGCACATTTGCCGAGATGTCCAAGCCAATCAATGAGATGGACGTTGCGCAGGACATCCTGAATCGATCTACGGGGAATTCCGTTGCTCGGGCAACTAGCAATCCAGAGCTGAACGTGCAGACTGTTCGTCCTTCAGCTTTTCAGACTGCACTTAGCGACGAAACGGCAGCCCGTGTCGTGCGTCCAGGCGCCACGCTGGAAAACACGATGCAGCCTCGGAACCTCCAGAAACTGGAAGCGGTGAATGCCGATCTCCAGCGGGCGAACTTCGCGCAGACTGCTGGCAAGGAAATGGGTGGCTCAGACACTGCCCAGAAGCTCGCGTTCGCCAATCTTGCCCAACAGTCCGGCATGCCAAGCTGGATCAATCCTCAGTTGGCATTGACGGCTGCCGGGACTGGCATCGGATCTCTTCTTGGTCCAGTCGGCGCAGGCAGTGGTGCAGCCATCGGAGCCTTGACGAAGGCAGGCGCACGAGCGGCCTATCAGGATGCCAACCAGGAAATGAACAGGAAACTGGCCCAAGCTCTGCTTGATCCTCAGATGGCTTCTCAATTGATGGATGCAGGATTGATCAATCCGACCATTCAAGCGCTTTTGCAGAGGGGAAGCCAAACAGGAAGCGCAATTGGCATGGCAACCCCTGCTCTGCTGAATTCCATCAGATCCGGTGGCGATTAAATGGGTTTCAGCAAAAACCGCTTAAACCAACAGTCTGGCATCCATGCTTTGATGGAAAATCGGATTGCAAGCAAAAGTGTCAGAAATGCCAGAAGCAGGAACGGCTTCAAAAGCATGGTCAAAGTAAACGTCATCGGCGCATTATGCGCTTAGGAGCAATGAATGCCGCGCAACGGGTCAGGAACCTATAACCTTGTCAACAATACGTGGTATCCACCGGTCAATGGCGTTCTTGCCACTTCCACCGATTGGAATACGTTCATCTCGGATGTCGGATCGGCTCTAACCCAGAGCGTTTCCAGTGACGGCCAAACCCCCATGACCGGCAATCTTCCGATGGGCGGCAACAAGATTACCGGGCTGGCGGCGGGAACCGCAAATACTGACGCGATCAATTTCACTCAGCAAACCGGACGCTTACTCAACGTTCAGATTTTTGCTGCAAGCGGAACCTATACACCGACAGCCGGGACCACGCGCATCATTGTGGAAGTTGTCGGTGCTGGTGGTGCTGGTGGCGGGGCAGTCTTCACTGGAGCCGGCACGCTTTCAGCAGGGTCTGGTGGAGGGGCTGGCGGTTTCAGCAAGTCGTTCCTGACGTCTGGCTTTACGCCCACCGTGGCTGTGACTGTCGGTGCTGGGGGCGCTGGGGTAAATGGAGCAAACGGCAATGCCGGTGGTAATACTTCATTTGGGGCGTTCATCACGATGCCTGGGGGGGGCGGAGGCAATGTTACGGCGGCTGCCGCGATTGCAGGAGCCGGAGGCGGTCAAGGGAGCCTAGGGACTGGCGGAAACATCGTCAACCAACGAGGTAATGGCGGCGATCCTTCAGTGGCGGCATTTGCTGCGACCTACCTCCAGTCTGGGGCCGGTGGCACAAGCATCTATGGAGGCTTAGCTCCTTCTGCATTCAATTTCACTGGTGGTGGTGCTGCTGCCACGAATGGGTCCAACTCCAGCGCATCAGGTTCTGGAGGTAGTGGCGGCACCAGTACATCAGGCGGTGGCACGACAGTCGGAGGCGCTGGGTCGAGCGGCCTCATCACGGTGTATGAGTACTCCTGAAGGGTCGACATGGATCTAGACCACGAGAAGTTCTGGCGTAGTCCGTTCATCATAGGCGCTATCGGCAGCATCGTCGCCTTGAGGTTCGCTCCAGGCGAATCATGGATCATCCGGTTTGTAAATGTTCTAAACGGTGCCGGGATCGCTGGATTCTTTTCTCCTGCTGCTTCAGAATACTTTGCGCTTACATCTCCTGCGATGTATAGCGCAATGGCCTTCGCCTTCGGTCTTTTCGGGATGAATCTCACTTCTGCGATCTATCGTTGGCTGAAGAATGCTCAACTTTCTGACATCCTTCCGTGGATTCGCAAGGAGTAGCGGATGCACTGGCCTTCTGTCATCAATGGGATTTTCTCCCTGTTCGCAGCGGCTGGACTGACCTATGTTGTCCTTCACCCGAGGATTGATGAGGGCCCGCTGATCAAACTCGGGATGATCATCATGATCATCTCCCTGATCGCTACGGCAATGGTCTCTCTCGAGACGAACATCGATGCTGCCTTCAGCGCAGGTATCACACTTCGTTTTGGGTTGCTTGTCGTTTGTGCTGGATACGCATTGAGGTTCAACCGGCACAAGAAATGCGGAGAGCCGACTGATTTTGGCAGTTTGACGGAGCGATGATGCAGACTTCCCATGATGGAATGGACCTTCTGAAGCACTATGAAGGGTGCAGTCTGGAAGCCTACCCCGATCCTGCAACAGGAGGCGAGCCCATTACCATCGGGTACGGGAACACGAACCCCGGCGTGCTGAAACTTGGCGGCATTTGTACGCAGGAAGAAGCTGATCAGATGCTGGCAGACCGTCTGAAAAAGGATTTCGAGCCCGGCGTGAACCAACTTCTGCTAACTGCCAATCAGCAGCAATTCGACGCCATCATCTCCTTGGCCTACAACATCGGTCTAGGCAACCTAAAGACTTCGACGGTTGTCCGTAAGCACAACGCTGGTGATTACGAAGGGGCCGCGCAATCCATTCTGATGTGGAATCGTGCCAATGGTGCGGTGATGAAAGGACTCCAGCGTCGGAGATATGCCGAAATGCTTGTCTACAAAGGAGGCGATTCCGCTTCCTCGATCTCCAAGGCCGAAAGGACATATCGGTGAGCGCACATGCTTGGAACCTATTCTGGTGGCTGATGAGGGGAGGCAGATAATGGCGCTCGACCCAATCTCGGCTGGACTTGATCTCGCCACAACGGTTGTCAATAAACTGTGGCCTGACAAGAGCGCTGCTGAACAAGCGCAACTTGCTGCCGCAGTGGCGATGGTGCAGGGGCAACTCGACATCAACAAAGCGGAAGCCGCGAACCCTAGCGTCCTTACAAGCGGATGGAGGCCTGCGATAGGCTGGGTTTGCGCGGCTGCGCTCATGGCTCAGTACATCGCGCGCCCAATGCTTCAGTGGGTCGGCATCCTGACGGGGCACGACTGGCCGACTCTCCCTGGCATCGACGACAACTTGTGGCAGCTCATGCTCGGGATGCTCGGTCTTGGCGGCCTCCGCTCGTTCGAAAAGGTCAAAGGCGTGGCGAAGTGAGTTGATATTTGCTCACTTCTCCCCCTCCTTCTTACCGCCGATGGAAGAGGCTGCGCTATGTGCGCTCAAGCACGAGCAATCCGCCCTTGGTCCTGCCGCACCGACGCCAACCAGCTGCGATGAAGCAAAATCCAGGGTTCGCTGAGGCCACCTTTTCGCTATCGACGTAGGTGTAATGCCGGCTATCAGCCCAGACTGCATCAGCGATTGCATCCGCTTGTCGAATGAGCGATGACGATAAGTGCTCGCCTTCGTTTCGGAAGACCGCGCAGTTGACTCCCTCCTGCTGTTTGCCGGTGCGCTCGTCGATGCAGTCATCGGTGAACCGCCGCCACACGAAGACGGCGCGCGAGTCCGCTGTGTGCAGGACGAGTTTGTTTCCAGGGCCAACGAACAGTTTCCGCTCTCGTTGATCGGCATAGCGGTAAGCGCTGTAGTGCCGTTGGTAGAGGTCGAGGCAATCAAGGTTGCCGTCTTTGGTGATCCACCAAACTGGGTGCATCGCTCCCGCTCCTCTGCCTGTGTAGTGGTCATGGGGTCGGTCATGCGGCCTCCAGTTCTTGCGTGACGGCTTCGACAGCCTCGATTCGTTCACCGATCCACCTGGCGCAAGGCACAGCCCACGAATTGCCCAGCGCCTTGTAGCGCGGGCCATCGGCTGCGGGCTTGCCGCGGTGCGGTATCGCCGTGTAGTCATCCGGGAATCCCTGCAAGCGCTCGCACTCTCGCGGGGTTAGGCGGCGAACCTGCATGCCGATCATGGCGGCTTGGTGGCCCGTTCCGCTTCCTTTGGTTCCTACCCGCGATGGCGTCGTCACGTCGCCTATGCCGAAGCCATTCATTCCCGATGCCATGCAATCGAAGGCAATGGCCGGTGCATGAGATCCAGCCGCGAGCGGGTGGCACGGGTCGCCCGGCTTCGGATTGCTCCGATTCGCTGCGCTTGTCATCTGTGTCGTGTCGAACGCCACCGGCACCAGCGGCGTGCCGCGTCCCGTGCGGTCCTCGCTGGCGTCGAAGCCCTCGCCGCGCAGGCTGTGGGCGATAGGCAAAATGGTCTCGGTCTCGGGATCGTATCGTCGACCCGTGCCCGTCGTCAGGCATTGCGAGGCGTCGGGGATCAAACCGCCTCCGAGTTCAAAGTCCGTACCGAGTCCGCCACCGCCTTCAGTGCGTGCGCTAAGGGTTCCGGTAGGTCTTTCCCCCGCTTGTCGGCTCGGCGCAGGATGCCCCGACAGGCTGTGGCGCTCAAAAAGTACCGCTGCGGCACGTCGCCAGTCTCCAAGACATCCGACAACGAACACGCGGCGGCGTCGCTGTGGAACTCCGAAGTGCTGAGCGTCCAGAACCCGGTAGGCGAACCCATACCCGAGTTGGCCCAGCATCCCGAGGAAGGTTCCAAAATCCCGTCCTCCGTTGCTGGACAGGACGCCGGGGACGTTCTCCCAAACCAGCCACTCGGGGCGATACCTTGCAGCAATGGCACCGTAGGTAAGCATGAGGTTGCCACGCGGGTCAGCCAGTCCCTTTCGGAGCCCTGCGACGCTGAAGGATTGGCATGGGGTTCCTCCGCACAGAAGATCGACAGTTGCATCAGGCCAGCTTTCGTATTTGGTCATGTCGCCCCAGTTCGGGACGTGCGGGTAGTGATGCGCCAGGACGGCACAGGGGAAGGGTTCGATTTCACTGAAGGCCAAAGCCTCCCAGCCGAGCGGGTTCCAGGCGCAGGAAGCGGCCTCGATGCCAGAGCAGACGGATAGGAATCTCATTCCTTCCCTCCCTCAACAGCAGCGCCACCCTATCACCTTGCGGGCATGGTCTACCGCGCCTTCTGCATAGCGTTGCTCGTCCGGGTCGATGTTCGCCATGCGGGCCGCATATCGCTCGCCCAGGTCGATCAGGTTGTGAAGCTGGACGATCAGGGTATGGCGCATGTCCGGCTCGGTGCTGTCGGCCCGTGCGGCTTGCTCGGCGGCGCAGTCCCTGAGCATGAGGGAGGAGCCGTCCAACTCGTCTGGCAACCAATGGCGCACCTGTAGGCGCTCGGCTACATCCTCGG